ATTTAATTCGCCAAGCATTGAATCTATTTTGCCTGTTCTAGCTTTAGATCCGTGAGCAGCTATAGCTCTTAAATTATCTTCAATTAAATTTTTACCTGTAGCATACGAAGATATTTGAACAAACTTTGTCCATTGATCTAGCAAGTTTAAACGGAAAAACTTATTGCTTACTTCTTGCATCCCTTCGTGGATTAAATCATCGCCTGCGAGACGATTACCTATTTGACCTACAGACTGATCCATTGCTTTTCCAAAAGACTGCAACTCTCGCCATACTTCATTAGTTGTTAAACCATGTCTGTTTTTAAGTTCTGAGTGCAGGTCATTTGTAATAGTTTTATAAGCTACTTCGGAGGCTTCTTTAAAACCTTTAGCAGTATTTAACACTCCTCCTTTACCAAGATTAATAAGTATCTCAGTTACACTACCTACTGTAGCTAATGGAAGCATTGCTAAACGAGTAGCTAACTGATACCCATCTACTCCTGTTTGTAGCGAGTTGCCAAAACGCTCTACGTTTTCTCCAGTAGTAAGTCGATAAAGATTTACAATTCTTTTTCTATCTGCTGGACTTAAAGTTCTTCCAGCCTTTTGCATTTCAGCTACTATAGGATTTAACCATTGTTCTTTAAACTCTTCTTCGTTTCTAGCTTTAAATACTTTTACTTTAGCTAAAGACTTACCAGCTTGAAAGTTATAAGTTTCAATAACGCTTAACAAATCGTCTTCTAAAAACTCTGTAAATTTAGCTTCATTTTTTATATCTGTAAATTTACGCTTAGAAGAAAAGAAATGCCCTGTTGTCCCACCATCTAACTGATTTTTAATATCTAGCATTTCATCTACAATTCTTCGTGCTTCTATTAAACTATCAGCTTCGCCTTCTTCAACTAACAAACGCTCAAACTCATCTCTGTTATTTTTAATAGCTTTGCCGTTCCACATACGAGGAATGTAGTTTTCTACTTTTTCGTCTATTACACCTGCCGCATGTAGCTCTTCACCTATCTGCTTAAACATGTTCTGTATGTTTTTTGCCGCTGTATTTATAGTCATGTCTGGAGACATTTGACCACGAATAGCTCTATTTAATGCACCACTAACGCTGTCTTCAATTGAACCATTTACAGAATCTAAACCAACAGGAGCTAAAGCTTCTCTATACCTTTCTCTAAAAATACCAGTATATCTTCGAGCTACTTCAGCAAAGTCCATGCCTACCACTTCGTCTTGTTTTTGAGTAGCTTTTATGCCAAAGTCAAAAGACAAACGCTGCCTTAAAGTCTCAGCAGTCTTTGAATAAGGCACGTAGCTTGTAAGAATACCTGAAGACTTGCCACCAAACATTGTGCCAATTAACTCGGTAGATGTTTTCCACAAGGCAAAAGCTATATTATTTTTTATAACTTCTCCAGTTGCTCCAGACTTTAATTCGCCTAGTACAACTTCATCTAACTGATCTCGTGTAGCTTGACCGCCACCAACATCAGCTACAAAGTCGTCTAAGATTTCATCAAAGTCTCCTAGATCTATATCATCAAGATCTACTTCTCTTGCAAATCTATTGCCTGCAAGTAGTTGATCTACTCCATCAAGTATTTCATCGCCAGAAGCAGGAATCCACTCGCCTTCTATTCCTTCATCAAAAAGTTCTAAGCCTCTTGATTGCGATAAAGGAACGCTATTATTATCGGTCGCTCGCTCTGCTCGTCTTGTTGCCGCTTTGCTAATTACTTTAGACAAGCCCCAGTTAATGCCCCCACCTAGCACAGCGCCCAGACCAGTAGACAAAGCATTTTGACCGTAGCTAAACTCTTCTTGATTATCTAAGTTCATGTTTAAATTCTGAGCTGCTATATCCGCAGCACCACTAAACGTACCACCATAGGCCGCACCAAACTTAAACGGATTATTACTGGCCGCTGTAGCTCCTTTCTTTAAAGAGCTATGAAGAGCTTTCCTAACCGTTGCATTTGCAGCAGCAGGGGCAGTTCCGCCTGAATAAAAAGCAGCAGCTATCATTGGTATTGTTTCAAAATTAGCTATAAGATCTATGCCATAGTCTTTTACAAAACCCGCCCACTCGTCAAAGCCTTGAATGTCTGCGCCTTCCCACTTTTCTCGAAGTCTATTATACGCCTCTTTAACTTCTGGAGTTGCATCTTTCATATCCATAGCTCTGTTTGCAAGCGTAGAAATTCTAAACTCGTCTCTCATAGCTTCAGAAGGTCTATCATTAAACATGCTTGCAGGATCAAGCAGACCACTCATGAAAGTTTGGTTGTTACCAAAGTAGTCTGTTACAGTTTCAAAGTCTTTAAGAACTTCAGGATCTTGATCAAAAGCAGTAACGTCTCTTGGTTGTTTTAATAACCGTTGAATATTGTTTGCTTCTTCTTGTGTTTGTATTAAAGTATCTTCAGGAGTAATTTCTCCTCCCGCCTCTCTTTGAGCATATAAGTCTAATGTTCTTTGAGCTAAAGAATCAACCATTGAATTTTTCTCCGTAAATATTAGCTAAGAAAGCGTCTTTGTCTTCGCTTCTTCTATAAAGCAACTGATCAGTAGGACTTAGTTCGCTAATAGCTTTAGCTTTTAATAATTTATTACCAATCCAATCGTAAGCTTTTTGATGAACAAGCTCTCTGTTTCTACGTTTATTTAAATAAACATCGCCACCAGTTGCTCTAATCAATGCTTGTTGCTGTTCTGGAGTTGCTTTAATAGCATCTTCGTAATCTCTACTTGCTCCAAAATGTTGTATAAACCAATGTTTAGCTTCGTCTTGAGAGTACTGAACAACTTCATCAACCGAATCTCTTTGTGAAGTATTTACAGATTCTTCAGCTTGAGTAATGTTTTTAACTTGTTGTACTTTTATTTGGTTTGTTACTTCACTGTAAAAAGGCATACCTCTAAACCTAGCCTGACCTAAGAAACCACCTTTGCCTCCTTCTTCTACATCACCAATAAAAGCCTCTACTTGTTTAAGGGACATGTCTTTTGGAGGCTCATTAAGTAACGAAGTCATAAGGCCATCATTTGCTCCTACTGACGAGTCATTTACTCGGACATACGAACTCCATCTTTGGTCTTGTTCTATATTATAGACCGCTGCGGCTGCAAGCTGACTGTTCCATTTTAAATCAGGCATCAAGCTCATGCTCATGTCTACTTCATCTTTCTGACGAAAAAAACCACCTTTTTCTGCAATAAACCCATAGTTTAAAGTGTGCATCTCAACAGCTATTTGCATTGCTGCTCGGTTACTTACTCCATAAGTATTTTGAAGTTTCTTAGCTGTCTTAGTAATAGGCCAAAACATTCTGCGTTCAACAAATTCTGTACGTTCTTTTTGTACTGTTGAATCTGAAGCATCTCCTATTAAAGCATTCATGGCTATTGACCAAGCGTCTCTTGCATCATCGTTTTGGTTTATAAGTTCATTAATTTGAGGCTGTATTGATTTAACTTTAGCTAACTGTACTACTGCCGCTTCTTTTAAAACGTCAACGCTTTCACCATTTTGACTTGTAAAAGGGTTGCCTGTTCCTACTTCATACCAACCAACAGAAACGCCATTAATTGTTTTTTCTTGAATAGATACTTGTCTTTGTTCTCCATAGTCATTTACTGTATAAATATTAGTAGGCTTACCTAGCGTTGGAGTAGCTTTAGATATGTTAATTCCTGCGTCTTTAAGGTCTTGAAGAAGATCGTGGGTAGCAAAAATATTATTTTTTGACTGCCGATAAACATTATAAAAAGCTTTTTTGCCTCTTTCTTCCGCACTAACTATACCATCGTCATCAGTATCTAATGCGCTATCTACAATATCTAACATGCCCATTGATCTTGCTGTCTGATAACCAATGTCTTCGCCTTTACTAAACAAACTAGCAGCTTTTTGTTTTAAAGCGCCTAGCATAGTTGTAGGCTGAAGATCAGCTATTTCTTTTTTATATTCTATAAAGTTTACGTCTCCTGCAACTAGCCTATCGTAAACACCTCTTTGTAGTTCATGAGCATCGTAGAGCGACTTGCCATACTTCATAGATAAAGCTGCCGTAGCGGCTTGCTTTTCAGCTTCGTTATAGCCTACGCTATACTTAGTATTAATTAAAGTTTGAACGGTAGGCAAAGCTTGCTCAGCAAAATAATCTTGAGAAGTGCCACTATAAGCTTTTATTTGCGCTTCTGTGTTTGCATAGTCTTGAGCAAAAGCGTTAGCATTTTTAATGCTCGCTGTTTTTGCAAGTTGATCTTCAGAAGTTAAAAAATCTTTTGTTTTGTTAGCAACAATGTTATTGCCTACATCAACTAAAAACCCAATTCCATAATTAAGCAATTTCTCTTGACGCTCTTTGCGATCCGCAGTTCTTTGAGCATCTCTTTGATCTTTTTTATATTGCTCATACTGTTGATCTTTGCGCTCACGAACATTAGCTAATAACGACTGACCTACATCTTGAATAGACATATTATATATTTCCTTTATTCTGGTTTAGACATTAAACTTTCTTGAGGCTCTGCTGGCCGTTCCGCTTCAGGCATAGGCTCATCAGATGTGCTTGGGCGTTCTTCTCCAGAAGCGCCTGTGTTCATTTCATCTACCTCAAAACCTGAACGCTTTGGAATAGATTCTAAATCTGCTTGCATCTTTGCAGACAAAATACCTTCTGGTACTCGACTAGACTCTGCGCTACGTCTAAGATCTGCAAGTTGCTCCTCTTCAATAGAAACTCCCATCATATCTTCTTCAGCTTCTTCATCGTCTTGTTCGCCTTCATAGATAACTAAAGGTATTCCTTGACGTTCTGCAAGGGCAATAAGCATATAAGAAACAGGCTCTAACAAAAGTAACATCATGTCAGGGTTCCATTTACCATCTCTTACGCCTACAAACAACATGCCTTTAGCTAAACTAAGCACAGGAACTTCAGCGCCTAAAAGCTGCATAACTTTTGTATATTTTTCAGGCTCTATTAATTTAGACCACACATATTCTAAAGCAGGTTTGAGAGCCGTAAAAAACGGAGGCTTTTCGTCAGGTCGAGGACTTGCTGGGTCTGTTAATAAAGACTGTCCAGCAATAGGCCCATCTATCATTGCTTGCTTTGAATAAGTATCGTAATCTAATTCTTCTTGTGCTTGTTCTTTTTTAACTTCTTCATCAACCATTATTATTAACCCCAACTACTTGCATTAAATTGAGAGCCTTGCCCTACTCTGTTTATATAAGAACTCCAACCAGTGTCTAATTGATAAGCTGTATTTCCGTATTGTTGTCCACTATAAGCAAGAGACTCGTACTGGTTAGTTGTGTCGGCATAGCCTGCACCTGTTTGCCCCATAGTTGCTGTAGTAAATTCAGGTATGTAAGTTCTATAAACATTACTTACGCTGTTATCAACAGGAGTCCTAAAGCCTTCTCCATGCTCAGCAACTAAAGCCATTTCTTGCGCTCGTGTTGTTCCATAAACTTGAACCGCTTTACCTATTGCATCTCCACCTAGCTCAACGCCTTTATCAATTATAGCTTCGGGATCTGTAATAAAATCAATACCTTCACCAACTTTTTTACCTACCGCAGCTTTAGAGTCTTGATAAAAATCACTTATTCCTGTTTTAGCTTTATCTAATAAACTTTGATTTGATAAATTCATTCCTGCATTTTGTTGAGAAGCTAAAAGATCTGCTCCTTTTCCTGCATAACCTTGAGCTATTTTTTGATCCATTGTTAATTCAGGCGAAAGTACGCTATCTGAAACAGCTTCAAAACCGCCCCTAGAATCAAGAAAAGGATTTGATCCAGTTGTGCCTAATTCCCCTACAGGTATTTCCATTACTTCAGGAGTAACTACTTGCTGATCTAAAAGACTAAAACTTCCGTCAGGGTTTGCTACAGTAACTCCACCATCAATAGCTGTCTTATTAAACTCTATAATTTGTTGGTCTGTCATTCCCATAGTAGAATCTATTGTAGGAACAGTATCTCCATAAACTTGAGAAGCGTCTGGTGCGCCCTTAACAAAGTCTGGCTTGCTTTCTACTACTTGAATATTAGAAGCCTTTAAAGCAGCTTCAGCATTTATTTTTTCCATTCCGCTAAGAAGTTTTTTCTGATAAGCGTCTTCACCTAAAGTTAAATTTTGAAAACGGCTAACGTCTTTATTGGTAAAGCTTCGACTAAAAGCACTGTCGCCTGAACCAAAAAAGTTCTGTGCGCCTCCAGTATCAAAGCCCATTTTCTTTCCAAGCGTTTTACCAAAGTTCCCAAGCGTGTCCATTACACCTTTTGTAACATTGCTAAATACGTTACCAACCGTACTTATTGCTGTATGTGCGAACTTAGCTAAATGCCCAACTCCTTGAACAATAAAATTACTTGCGCCTATTGCAGCTTGACTAAAAGCTGAAAGACCTTTCATTAAAGCTCCACCAATTCCAGGAAGTATAAACATCATAGCTATCTGACCTACGACACCTATCTTGCCCATAAACTTTCCAAAAGATTTAAAAGCCTTTTTAATTTTGCCGCCTACCCAACGCACAGCTTTGTCTATGCCTGTAGCTTTGGCTATTTTTTTAATTACTTTGCCAACGCTCTTTATACGTTTCTTTACAGACTTTTTAAATTTTTTAAATTTAAGTTTAAATTTTAATCCCATTTCTTTCTCCTAATTAACTAAACAGGGTATCAATAAAATCAGCAGACGCTTTTTGATTAGCCGTTGTTACAGATGATTTAGCTGCTCCCATAGACGCTTCGTTACCTATTGCAGTTGCGTACAGTTGAGCTATGCGTTGTTGTTCATTCTCGTAGTTTTGTCGTATATAAGCCATGTTGTCTCTTATTTGTAACCATACTTGAGCCTGATCAAGAGCTGTTAAGTTATATTCGTTTTGAACATTTTGCTGATTTGCAGCATTGAAAGCTGCGGTAGCGGCAGTGTTTGTATTCCTGCGCCAAGCTATATCCGATTGCTGTACTGCTTGAGCATTCGTTGCATTAAATTGTTCACGTTGAAGTACATTAGACTCATAAAACTTTTCAGCGTCTTGTCGTAAATTGGCAGTAAATTGATCTGCTTGTAATTTATTCCCTACATTTATTGCATTCATTTTATTTATTTCGGCTGTATTAAACTGCTTCATTGCGTTATCTTGAGTAGCATTAAATTGATTAATGTTGTTTTTCATTGAAGCCATAAACTGATCTGTCTGCTGTTGGCTTGACGCATTAAATTGCAAAGAAGCGTTTTGAGCCGCTTGGTTTGCAAGCATAGTTTGTTGTCTTAGCTCTCGACCTTGAATAAAAGCTTGTTGTTGATTTTGAAGATTTGTTATCTTCATTTGTTGCTCGAAGTCTTTTTCTTGCTTTTTAAATTGAACAGCAGCATCTAATTTTTGAGCTGCTCGTGCTTGCAAGGCTTTAGCATTGTCTTGTGCTATAGGCATTGCGCTTTCAATAATAGCACTAAACAAAGCATCTCGGCCTACAGTAGAAGCAGACATGCCTCTTGCAGCCATCATAGCATTTACTTTATCTACTGCTGGCTTTGCCCATAGCGGAGTCTTTCCTTCTTCCATGCCTGCAAGTAAACCGTCTAGTTGCGTAGACATAAGAGCTTCTTCTGGAAGGTCTGCTATATTTGCACGACTTTCAATGTCTGTGCCGTCCATTTTATCTAAAGCGCCTACAGGATCATTTGCAATAGCGTCACTTAATTCACTGTCTACGCCATTTTCGTTTGCTAACTTAGAGCCTGCCTGAGCAGTAGTTTGTTTTTTAGTAACGTCTATTGCATCTAAAACAGAAACGGCAGTACCTTGCGGGACTTCTCCTAAAAGATTCTTTTTAAAATCTTTTATGTGTTGTTGCTGAGCTATTGCAAGTTTATTTGATTTTTCTACTAATGGAGCTTGAAGGGTTTCCATTTCTTTTATAGCTTGTTTAAATTCAGAAGACTCAGGATCTACGCCAGCGCCAACTAAAAGATTAATCTTCTTTGCAGCATTTTTGTAAGCGGGGCTGTTTTGAAGTTCAGTAGAAAGCCTATTATATTCTTTTACTTCAGGACTGTTTTGAAATTCGCCAGCCGCTTGGTTTCTTTCAGCAGGAGTCATTTGACCTACTAAATCTACAGCCATTACTGCTTGATATTTACTTGCTTTTACAGGATCGCTAGATGCCGCTTGACTTGCTTTAAGTGCTGCTGCAGGCGCTAAGGTTTCAGCCGATACAGTCTGTGATGTTATTGCAGTAGGGGTTGTTGAAATTTGTTGAATGTCGTCTGTATCAGTTAAAAAAGGAGCAGCCGCTTCATCATCTTTTGAAATATCCGCAGCAAGGCCTGTCTTTGCATCAGTTACCGTAGCTTTGTCTGCTTGTTTTTCAGTATGAATATCTACTGGAGCATACTTTGTATCATAGCCTAGCTTACGATCCTTCTGTCCTTTTTTTACTTGCTCCTCAGTTCTTAAAAGAGCTTTATCTTCTTTGGCTGCTACATGCTCTTGATTAGATACTACACCATCATTATTAAGATCATATCCTTTATTAACTAAGAACTCATTATCTTTTTTCTGCCGTGCTAAAGAACTGTCTGTACCTTGAAGAGCTATGTCGCCTTCTTTTAAGTTCCTATTTTCTTTTGAAGTTATGCCGTCTTTTCCTGCCCTTACATCAGTACCAGCAGCATTTGTTCTGTCCATGTCATATTTTGTATTTTTTGTTCTTCCAAGAGCTTGCCTTGCTTTATGTCTTTCTGCTTCAGAAACTTTACCATCATTATCAAAGTCTGCATCACTTTCTAAATATTCAAGTTCTTTGTCTACATGCGCTCTTTCGTTTGGATCATGAGGACTCCAAGTCCCATCCGCAAGGTTATTATGGCCGCCTCCATGAAACTTAGACCTTTTATTTTTTAAAGCATTTAAATATTTACTCATTAGTTTAGTTCCTTTATTCTTTTAAACTATTTTAAATAAGATTGCAACAATGCCTGTTAGCAGTATTGCGTTAAAGCCGTAGATCCTAGTCTCAAGGCGTGTCATCTTTGCTCCACCGCTTTTAAGCTGGTCTTCAACATTCTTCCAGCGTATAGCGCACTCCGCCTCATGCTTTTCTATTCGAGCTAACAGGTCTTTGATTGTCATAGTTTTATATATACCTTTAGTTAATTATTTTTAAAGTTACAAGAGTTAAGTCGGGGAACTCCTCGTCTTCATGTACTTTTGGATGTTCGTCTTCAGCTCTAAATTGAAATAGCTCTGGCTGATGACATTCATTCTTTGTAAATTCTACAACTTCTGTAGCTGTTTTAACTAAACAGGCTTTTAATTCTTTAAAACCAAGAGACTTCCAAAAAGAATGAGTATCTATAAACAAATCGTTTCCGTAGCTATCTCCTATTAAATCATCTCTAAACACAGCATTTGTAAACTTTAAAGTCGTTCCAGTTCCTAAGCCTTTAATATATCCTACAACTTCATTGTCTGACTGCTTAGCAATTTGAACAAGAACAGAACCTTCTATATTTTCATTAAAATTAATTTTCATTAATTCTATTTTTTTCTCGTCTGTGTCAAAGCTTGTTCCTGCAAAGCCCATATTAAGATCTATTTTTGTTTTGTTTTGTTGATAGATACTTTCAAAAATAGTATCATCAACTTTTTCTATTAAAGTGCAATTATACATATTAAGGCTCGTACCAAGTTATTGAGCTAATAGCTCCTGCTGTTGTGCCGAATGAAGTATTGTTTGGGTAGCCCCATGACCAAGTTATTGTATCTCCAGCAACATAACAGGAAGTGACAGTTGCTGGATCTAGTATAGTAGTAATAGTTCCATGCTGCGGAAGAACTTCAACTTTTTCAAAAACTGTAAGCTTGTCACCTGTAGTTGGATTAGTTCCGTCTAGTCTTTTTAATGCTAACAAACTTGTTGCAAGGCTTGTAGCATTTAAATTTTCTACCCGATAAGACACTCCATTAAGATAAACATTGTTATCATTAATTGAACCCATGCCTGTAGATCTTGTAAATCCATAAGCAGTTAAAATTTTATCAGAAACTACGCCTACAGTTAATACTTGTTTATGTTGCGCTTCTGCAATAACTCCTGTAGTTCCTACCATCTTTAACCTTTAGATCCCAGAACCGACAACTACAATTTTATTAGCTTCTTGAACAATAAACTCAGCCGCACCACCTTTAACTAAAGTTATAGACGTAGTTGCTGAGCTTGTTAGGCCTGCTACTAATTCAAAGAACTCAGAGTTTGTTGTTCGATTAATAGTCAAAGAACCAGTTCCGTTATTCATAATAGTCCATGTTTTTCCTACGTCACCAGCACCAACGTCAGGCATTGTATAAGCTACTGCTCCGCCTGTGTGTATGATTCGTTTGCCAATAAGAGCTGTCATTGCTGTGGCATCTTTAGCTGCGCTTTCAACCGCTACAGTTAAACTGGCCGTTAAAGAAGAAGCAGTCACAGTGCCATTAACGTCTATACCTGTAGCTTCAGTAGTTAATTTAGCAGTAGAATCATTGCCATAATAAAGGAAAGTCTTACCAGTAGAGCCATCAACGGCATAAACTCGTCTATTACCAGAGTTGTCTCTTATAGATACGTCAGTACCTTGTATAGCAAGATTACCAGAGCCAAAATCTCTTACATAGCTATTAACACCATCGTGATATATTTCTAAGTCAAAATGATTACCTAGAGCAATATTATTGTAGCTAAGCCCTCTATCCTCAGAAGTACCAAAACCAGCTATTTTACTATCGGCTAAAGCAACTCCATCAGCACTTACAGTGCCGTTTACATCTATACCTGTAGCTGTAGTAGCTAGTTTTGCCGTAGCATAGCTAGCCGCATTGTGCCAGATTTGCACTGCCCCGCCTTCAACGCCTTTTATAAAATGGTTGCTGTTTGTATCTTCTAAAGTAAGATCATCTGCTTGAAGTATAAGGTTGCCTGAGCCACTTTCTTTGATAACAGAATTACCATTGGCAGACTTATGGCTAATGACTAAATCACTGTTATCTCCAAACGCCATTTTTATGTCGTCAGGTACTTGAACCTCTGTCCCGCCTATGGTCAAAATATCTGTTCCAGCACTATCTGCTGTTCGTGGTCTAATGACAATTTTACCTGCCTCTGTAGAGCCATCCTGAGACTCAACTATTTCTGCAACAATATTGCCATAGTTAGTGTGGTTGCCTGCACTGTCTTTGCCATAGAAGTGCAATCCGCCTAACTTGTCACCGTCAGCACCGCTGCCTGTGTTGTTATTAAACAAAACAATGTCGGGGTTGTCGCTGCCTGAAGTTCCAGAATTTTCAATAATTAACTGGCCGCCATCGCTAGTGCCTTTTATCGTAACAGCACCTTCAACAACTAAAGCATGATCACTGTCTCCAATGCCTCCAGCAGTAGTGTCGCCTTTGATTGTTAGTTTTTGATTTGCTAAAGTTAATAAGTCTTCATCATCAAATGTGCCGATTGTTCCGCTATTATCTTTGGAAGCTGTAGGCGACCCAGCAGTTCCCATGCCCTCAACAATAATGCCGCCCGCACTGGGTTGTAGTCTTATGTTTTGAGTGCTGTTGGTAGCTTTACCAAAATGTAAATTAGTAAGTGTACCGTTTGTTGCATCGCCATCTATTGTAATAGCCATGTAAGATTCGTGTTCTAAATAGCCGTCTCCTGCTACTTTGCCATCAGCGGTGCTGGTGTCGGTGGAAAGTTTACCTCTTAAATGCAACTTGCCAGAGCTTATAGTTAAATCACCGTTGCCTAACTGCGATATGTTTGCGTTTAAGTATGCTTGGGCATCAGTTCCTACGCTACCATAAGCTGTATTTGACGCATCATAATTTGCCTGTATAACAAATGCGGGTTTTTGATAGCCTTTACCTTCATATTGAATATGTTCGTGTTGCTCTGAGTCAAAGATAATCCTTGAGTTATTTTGCAGTGAGCCGCCTAGTACGTCTGTGGCATTAGTTGCATCATAATTACCATCGACCTTCATTCGCAAGTCGCCCTGCTTCATAATAACGCCTTTAGCACCAAGCCCTTGCGGTGCGCTTTTAACTAAGGGTGGATCAATCGTGACTGTGCCAGTAAGCGCTGAATTGCCGTCAATGTCTAAGCTGTCGCCCTTAACTTCGCCAGTTACGTCTATACCTGTATCTGTGGTACTTAATTTAGAATCGGTATGACTAGCCGAATTGTGCCAAAGTTGTACTGCGCCTCCTGACACAGCTTTGAAGAATTTATTACCGCTTGTGTCTTCTAAAATAAGATCAGTTCCTTTGATAAAAAGATTACCAGTTCCTTTTTCTTCAATAACAGAGTTTAAACCATTATGATAAATTTCTAAATCACCGCCAGCTCCAAGAGTAATCTTTTCATTATCACCCATTGTAAGAGCGTCAGCGGTTACAGTGCCTGTTACGGTTACACCAGTGTCAGTAGTTTGTAGTTTAGTGTTTGGGCCTTCGTGCTGGAGCAAAACAGACGAGCCATTTGTTTCTGTTTTTAATACTAAGTGGCCTGTTTTTGATGACACATAGCTTACGTTATCACTGAGGTGTGCTACCCGTAAATCATAGTCATTGTCATTTGGTTTTTTAAGATCAATAAATACATCATCATTGCCGCCTAGTTCAATGTGGCAATCTTGCTCGTGGTTAGAATCAGTTTGAGTATTGTGTATTCTTAAACCATAACCTAAGCCACCAATGTTGCCAGTTGTTGACGCAGCTCCAGAGTGTTGAGGATCTGCGCCATCGTAAGCGTTATGAAGAGTAAGTTGTTTAGGCTGACCAGCAACTGTCATTATAAAAAAGCTTTTGCCATCTAGTATATCAATGGTTGTGTTATCGACATACAAAAGCATATTGTCTGAAAAGCCATGATCAAGATCAGTTGTTACTAGGCAAGCTGTTCCAGCAGACGTATTGGTGATAGTGTCTATTGTCCGTGAGTTCTTAATTGGGACAGTGTATGCGCCTTCTAAGTTTAAACCTTGCTCGCTGTGAGCAAAACGACTTCCAGACAAACCACCAACTCTGCTGTAAAAAGGGCCATTGAATTCTACTGGCTGACTTTCATTGGTGTTTCGCTGACCAAAACTAATTAAGCCTGATCTAAACAGCGCAATGTTTTTGTTTGCTCCGCCTTTTATGCCTTGGATTGCAAACTTAGCATCTTCACTGCCAGCAGTTGCATCGGCTATTGACGTTAATAGTTTAATATAATCAGTATCAGCACCGCCCCCATCTTCGCCTTTAAATATAATTTGTCCCAAGTTATCGTTGACTTGCGGATGCGCACCGCTTGTTTTTCTTTGAATTGTTAAAGTTGGGCCAGCTACCGTGCCATCACTGTCTGAGTCTTCATGATAGACAGTCAAGTCTCCGTCTACTGTCGTTGCGCCTGTTAATGTCGATGTGCCTGTAACGGCAACGCCTGCACTGTTTACAACGAATCTAGTAGTGTCGCTTGTTTTCATTGTAATTACGTCAGAGCCTGAGAAGGTTATAGAGGTGTCGCCATCTTCATCGCCTTTAATACTATCAAGAGCAATAGTGCCTACATTTGTAAAGTTAGATTCTCCAAAATCAGCAGTGCCTGTTACGTTAAGATTTCCTGCAATGTCTACAGTATCTGAAAATATAAACTTGTCTGCGCTTTGATCCCAAGTAAGAACACCGTCATTGCCGCTTCCGCCTTCAAATGTAATAACTACGTCATTTGTATCAACAGCACCAAAGGTCAAAGGGTTTGAACGCAACGTAGTTATAATGCCGCCTTCGCCAGCAGTACCGTCATGTGTGTGGCCTGTAGTCGCATTAAAGGCATTTACTATTGCTGTGAATTCTTCTGTAAATAAAGTATGCTGTATTACGCCTCCAGCTACTAAGCCTGATTGACCGCCTGACGTTATTTGTGAATATCCTGCCATTTTATTTTATCTCCTTCCAGACGGATAGTAATCCGCATATATGCCGTTAATTGTGTAAGAGTCGTTATTGTCATCGCTAAACAATCTAAAGTTCATTGTATAACCGCTTCCTTGAACAGACTGCCTTACTAAAGGATCTGCTGTGCCACCATAAATATTGCCCGCTACGTTTGGTGCGTTTTCAAAAACAGCTACTCCAAATTCAGCAGGAGCAGGAACTGTGTCCATTATTATATTGTCAGGCTGTGGTATGTGAGCTACTGAGTTGTCGTAGCGTATACGCAAAGTAGGCTGGACGTTCCCTTCTGGACGCATTGAAATCTTTAAGTAGTTTAAAGTCTTTCTTGTTCCTGCATCTCCAAAATCTAAGAAAGGTGTCTTATAAGCTGCAAAAATAGTTTTTTTCGTGCCTGCATTATAGAAATCATTTCCAAACTCATGAGTATAAATATAACCGTCTTTGTCGCCATGATAAACTGTCTCTAGTCCAGTAACAGGATCAAACACAGATTCAATAGCAGTGCATTGTATGCCTAAAGTCTCTGACCATACAAAGCCTTCGTTTGTAATAGTTCCAATTATTCCTTTACTACCTGACGGATCTTCTCCAGTTTTTGCTGTATAGAACAAACGATACTGCGCTTTTTCTTTTATTACTACGCTTGCAAGTGTTAAAGTATTTAATTTTTTTACGATGTTGTCTCTGACTAAAGTCTGTATCTGGCGGCTTACAGACCCTAATTCAGTGTCGCCTATTTTTTCTGTGCCTGCAAGAGTTCTTATTCCGTCAGGAGCTAAGAACACTAAGTCACCGCCTACTTCTTGAATAGTCTGGAAATCAAGGCAACCTATATTTTTTGAGACAGGCTCGACTAATTGATTGGTTGCGTCCCCTAAACTTTTAAGTCTGTATATACTATTTTCGCAAAAGATAATAACATCGCCCCTAAACGATTTAAGACCTGTTACTTTATCTTCAACTGTAACTGAGCCACCGTTGCAATCATCTGTATTTTGAAAATTAACACTTGAGTAGTAAACTGTGTTAGGAGTACTAGGATCTCCTGATACTAATAATCTTGTTTGATGCACTTCAGAAAACTGAGGATGTATGTTGTTGTCAGTATCAGTTCTTGCTCTGCCTACTGGAATTTCAGTGTAGGCATAAGTTCTTGATAAAGAATTTATATTGTGATTACTGCCTCCTGTTATTTCAATGACTACAGGATTGTTTACTCCATCACAAACAACAAGCGATCCGTTGCCAGCTAAAGAGCCTTCAAAGTGTTTAAAATGAATCTTTTCTTGGTTTGTTCTAGGATTTGGATTAGTTGATAGAAATCCTGTATGCGTAGAATAACTAAGTGTTGACACAGATGATATTCTGTTTAACGGAACCCACAAAGTTCCAGAATCTGCTCTTGATACAAAATATAAGTTAGTGCCTGAAGCAGCAACGCCTCCAGCAGCATAGCCTGTAATGCCTAATATCTTGTCTGTTTTTACAGCATTTGAATCTGTATAATCTAGTATTCTGCCTGTGTTTGGAGAAGCAGTCGTGCCAATTCCTAAATGACCGTTTATTCTTCTATAACCACCATCAGTATCTATTTCAAAATTAACTAACTCTACAGCCGTACCTGCTTCTGCTTGAAGCATAAACTGACTTTGGTTAATGTCAAGGCCGCCTTTACAAGCAAAGCCAAACGGTTGAGTTTGCGCCATCTTAAATAAATCTCACTCTGTCGTCTGTAATATAGGTAGGCGTAGGTTCTAGTAAGTTAGAGCGCATTTGATCGTATGACTTTAAATAGTCTTCCAAAGCAAAAGAAGCTGCTTGAGGATTGTCTTTAAACTGCCAACAGTAGTAACGAGCTTTTGCTAAAACTACGTTAGTATAAGTGTCTGGTATGACAAGAGTATCAGTATAGTTAGAAAGCTCTGTAGGTTGCGTCCACGCAAAGAACCATACTTTATAAGCTTTATCGGGGATAGGACTAAGGCCAAACTTCCTAGAGTCTGGACTGCGTATAACGTGAGTAGGCTCGCCACCTACCGCTTGGTCTGCATCGTCTGCGTTTTCAGTTTCTCGTCTAAAGCGAGTCCAATCTTCTGTAGTTGCAAAGTGCAAGTTCTTAGAAACGTAGGGAGCTGTTTCTCCACCTACGCCTACTGTAGTAAGATAAAAATTATCCCAATCAATAGAGCCGTAGTCGTCTTGAACCGAGCTGCTTGATGCTTTGAGTTCGTACCAGCGTGTGCCAGCTACAGTGTCTACAGACACGTTACCGTACATAGGGTCTGATGCTCCGCTTTCTCCTAATGCAAGGAAAGGCCATTGAGGTTCGTCTAGTATAATATCTAAATAAGATCTGTTTATGCAGTCTTTTATATGTTGTTGAATGCCTACTGCATTTACGAACGTGCTTGCAGTCAAAGCTACTTCATTCATTTCACGAAGAATAATATTTGTAAGTTCTAAAAACGTCTTTGCCATTTACTTAGCCTCTTTTGTTTTCTTCGTGTTGTTGAAAATTCTGTCGTAATTATTATCGTACTTTTGTTTTGCTTCGCCACTAAATGACTTAGAGTTTACTCTTACTCTTTGTTTGCTTCCTACTCTAAGTGGTTCTTTTACACTTGCTATTGCTGGCATTCTTTACTCCTGTTTAAAAACAAGAGGGGTTTTTACGCCCCTCAAGTTTATTTACTTGCTATTAGTCTGTGCTGTAGAAAGCTTTAATTAATGCTTCTGGTCTTAATACTTTACGACCGAAGACATGTAAGCCTCGACAGATGTCACCAAAGCTAGTAGGATCACGAAGAACCTCTGTGCTTGTGATGCTCTGCGCTGTAGCAACAGCAGACATGTGACCTGCTAGTACTTGCTTAACAACACCGCCAGTAGATGTAGCAGGGATGTTATTAGACTTATACATTTCAAAGCCACGCAACTTGCCAGAGCTTACTAGACCATTACGGATAGAGCCTTGGCCTGCGTTAAAGTCTACAGACATTAACTTAGAACCAGACTGACCTAAGATCTCGTAGAACTCAGGAGCTGCTACAAAGTAACGTCCTTCTTCTGGTACGTTTTGCTCATCAAGAAGTCGAGCCATACGAGCTAAAAGATCAAGAGGATCTGTTTCGTCAGTGTTAAAACCAACATCAATTGGAGCAGCGCCTTGCGCTAAGCTACCACCGTTACTGTGAGCAGCATCATCACCGATGATGTGATCAGAAGTGCCTGATCCGCCATGAGGTGTGAAAGAGCCACTAGCGCCTGCTAACATAGCAGTTAAGATGTTTTTATCAAACTCATCTTTAAGAGCATATGCTGCTGAAGACGAAGCAACTTCTTTAAAGTTTACGTGAGACATTTTAGTTTCAATGTCGTCTACGATAAATTTAAATGCGTTAGCTTGATCAACAACTAACTGAGTTTCTGCGTCAGTAAGACGAGTTTCAGTTACATCACTATTTCGCAAATAAGCACTTACGCTGATAGTTGGTTCTTTGATAATGTTTACAGAATCACCGAACGCAGAGATTTCGCCTGCATAGTCAGTGTTTGTAATTGCTTCAGCTACCGAAGCTTTACGGAAAAAGTTTTGTACTTTTTTCGAGTAGACTTCTGGTAAGAAGAAACCGTTAGTTTGACCTGCTGTACCCATATTAAAGTTGCTATTGGCAGCAGTGGAGTTCTGAAATTTAGCCATGATAATGTTTCCTTATATAAAAGAGTTAAAAGTTTTAAGAAACAACTCTTCCTTCCATAATGGCTTGATCTATTTCTTGTTCATACTTGTCATAGTCGGCCATAGAAAGAGAGTTAATTTCTTTCCGTGTCCAGATCTTTGGCTCTTTAGAATCTATCGAAGTTGTTCGAGTAGATACCATGTCTGCGGCAGATCCAGAAGATTGCGACTTGGATGCAGTACGTCTAGGGCTTTTAGTAGTGATGCCAGCTTCTAGCTTATAAAGATCAATAGCTTTAATTGCAAGCTCTACATTGTCTGGGTTCTTGTAGATCCAACCTTGAATTTGATCTGGTTGAGTCTCTGCCCAAGCATGAAAGTTATCGTCCTGCCTAATTTCATTAAAATCAGGATGACGATCTTGTAGAGAGGCTTCAGCTTCTTTACGTGCAATTCCTTGTTCTCGTTGTTGAAGAACACTTAATTGCTGACGCAAAGCTTCTGTTTCTTCTGCGGTACGCATGTGCGCTACAGTTTCTACAGTCTCGTACAAGTCAGGGTACTGTTGTCTAAACGCTTCAAGATCTTCTGGGCTTCTAGGCGGAGCGTAGTCAGAGTCCCCTCTACTATTCGCTGCTGCTGTCAGTTCAGCTTCTTTTTGTTTAAAGTTAGCTACCTTTTCATCGTAGTGCTTTTTTAAATCATCGTATCGTTTTTTATAGTTAGTTCTTGTTTTCTTCGGTGCTTCTTCTTCAGGGGCTTCTTCCGAGGTGGCCTGTTGAGAATCATTAAAGAATAAAGAATCAGCGTGTCCTTTATTGGGAGCGTCTGGCGTGTGCCAAGACTTTTCCTTATTATACGGATTTGCTTTTGGTTCATCTACTTCTTGTTGCTCTACTTGTTCTGTCATTTTGTCGCTCTCCTTTTGGGGCTTTTAGTCTTTCAAGGTGGCTATAATGTTAGCTAAACATCATAAGGGCTTGAACTTAAAAGGTGGCCTCTAGGTTTATATGATTGTGTAAGGGGCTGAGATAAAAATCAGGTAGCCTTACGGTTATGCTCTAGGCATCTGGTTCGCATCAAGCATCATAGACTTCAACTCTTCACTCATGTCTTCGTCATCCTCAAACATAGTTGAATCGTCTTCGTCATCTGACACCATACTACCATACGCATAGCCGTCTCGCATACTTCCTCCATATGCTTGACCTTCTCGACTGTCGAACTCAGCTTCGGCTTGATCCATCATCATTTGAAGATTATCTGCGCCTAACTGCTCTACAGCCTTTGCGGTGAAAACAAATTCACCGTCCGATAACCTAGCAGGTATCGAATCTGATGTGCCAGTACCGATGCCTTCTACAGCACCTGCACCAGAAAATTCTGTTGCTGTGTCCATTACTCGATCAAAAAGCGTAGCAAGCTTAGCGTCTTGCTCAAGGGCAGATGCTAAGTAGTCTTGATCTACAGGACTCAACGCTTCGTCTAGTACAAACTCTTCGTACTTTGCTTCCATTTCACTGTCTGGAAGTTGCGAAGCTTTTACTGCTTCCATTTCTTCAGGCGGAATATTTGAATAAGTGTCTACAGGCATACCGCCTTCGTCAAATCCAAATCTACCAATTGATTTTATAACTTTTCTGCCGAATTTTTTTCTTCCAAAATTAGAAAAAGTTTGTTCTTGCTGCGGCTTCGCTACTTTTTTAAAACTTCTTTTTACTTTTTTAAAAAGTTTATTTCCTAGTTTTTTTGACTGTTTTTTAGTTCCGATCGGCACTCTAAATTTATTTCCAAAAAAACTTAACGCAAGTAAAGGGGAAGTATTTCTTATAGGTCTTCTGCGCCTTCCAAAAATACTTCCAAGTCTTCCAAAGAAACCGCTTCTGCCCTTGTTTCTTTCTCTTCGAGCAGCGTTAGGAAACTTTTGAGCTACTACATTTCCTAGTTTTGTAGCTACGCCTACTTGAGCTTGACGAGCAGAATCTCCTTGTAACATTGGATTACCTGAAAATTGTGCAGTAGCCATTGCTTTTGCTGCGTCTGCTTGTGCATCAGATACTAATTTTTTTGTGCCTCGTGGATTTTCTTGTTCTTTTATTCTTTTAGCTAAACGACCAAAGATTCCTCTAAAGCCTCCGCTTAGCTTTTTCTTCATTTTCTTTTTGCCGCCAATCATTCTACCAATTTTTTTAGTAAAGCCACCAAAGAAAAACTGCTCTCTTTCTTCTGCCAGATCTTCTTCGATTTCCATCTTAGAAGCTTTATCTATGCTATAGACCTTATCTTGGAATTCAAAAACAGGGGAGTCGTCAATAACTGCGTCTACAAAAGCATCTTCAAAATCTTCTAATTGCTCTTGCTTAGGCGGCTCTGTATTTTCAGAAAACCAAACTGACGCAAGGACAGGCACGGGTATGTCTAGTTCGTCATCAGCGTCCATTTCTGGATCGTCCATTATTTCTTCTGCGCCTTGCATTTCTGGAGTACCACGATCAGGAGTCGATAGAAGAGTATCTTCCGCAGGCCCACGATTAATTCGATTAACGTCTTCTTTAGCTGCTTCTAGCAGAGAGTCTGAACCCTCCGCAGCCTTTTGAGCTACAGAACCTACTGCGTACTTGACCTTCATTTCTTCTTCGTTTGGCATTTTATTTAGTCCCCTATTCTTTTACGAGCTTCTGCAACTTGCTCTTTTAATGTTAATAAATTATCCAGAGAATTCACTCTCCCCTGCCTGCGGAACATTTCCTGTTCCGATTGTGCCGCCACCAGTGCCTGTAACTCCAGCGTCTTGAGGTTGTTCAGGTGTTCCTGCACCGCCTCCCATACCTGCTTGTTGTTGGTCAGGGCCGCCAGCTTGGCCGCCAGTTGCTTGTCCAGCATTTTGCGCTCCTATAATCTGTGCCGCTATCTTAGCTTCTTCTGGATCATTGAGTATTTCATCGGGATCGAGATCTAAACTATAAGCAAGCTCACTTACTATTTTAGACATCTTAACAAATGGAGCAATGGCAGGGTTTTGCGCTGTTTGTAAGAAAGTTGTTAGTCGTTGACTGCGTACTTCTTTTTGCATTAGACTATTTGTACCCATAGCTTTTACTTCAAGGTCGCCTTCTATTTGCAATGGGCCTTCAAAGAATTGCATGTTCCATTGAAAATAAGCTTCACCAAGAGGCTTTAACAAGAAGTCGTCTAAGTTTTTAACTACTGTTTTAATATTTAATGACGCTGCACCTAGCAACATAGACATCCCTGACGCAGTTCGTGTCATGCTTTGTACGCCTGTTTGACCGTGACTATAGCTTGGAATGCCTGTTTGTTCGTCTGCAAGCTGTCGGAACTTGTCAAACATCATCATGTTTTCTTGAGATGTATTAGGGAATTTAATTCCGTGTATTGCTTGACCACCCATGCCTGCTTGTCGTCTAAATACTTTACCTGCATAGATGTCCATTGACTGCCCGCCTACAAGCGCAGACTCGTCAACATCAAATACAAGAGAGCCGCTAAGCGCAAGGTTGTCAATAGCCATACGTGCGTGGCCGTTCATAATCTGTTGAGAGTCGTCCATGTTTTCTGCAACGCCAATACCAAAGAAGCTGTACGGGTTCTTTTCGTATGTAAAAGCATTGTACGGTATGCGATGCGGAGTAAAAGGATTTACAACTGAACGCAGAAGTTTACCGTTACTGATCCAAGCATTTACTTGTACTTCATCTAAATCGTCTATTTCTTTTGGAAGTTCCATTCCAGCTTCACGACAATACTCTGCGTCTATGATTCCCCAATATTCTAAAACTTCATACTGTCCTGAACCATAATCTTCTGAGCGCCTATCGTCTTTTAATTCAGATTCGTAATCCTCTTCTTCATAGTTTGGCCCCATCTGCAAACACTCACGAATCTCTCCTTTATTAAAATAAGGCATCTTAGATAACGCTCGTAGCTGAGACTTATTCATTTTGTGTCTGTGGCAAACAAACTCGCACTCTTCTATTGTTGTTGCATTAGGGTCTGGGAAAAAATCCCAAATGCTAACAAACTCAATGCGTGGAACACGTACAGCTACAGGACTATAATTCCTATCTCCAGTGTCTTCGTCAGTATTCCATCGGCCTATTTCTTTATTAAAATTAAATGGGCCTTTAATAATTCCTGTGCCAAATAAAGCAGACTCAAAAATTGCATTGCGTAACTCGCTTGAGCCACTTGATTCTTCTATCTGATCGTGTATAAGCTTTTGCATCTTGCGAGCAGCTTCTTTAGCTGGAGAGATTTCTAAAACATTAGGGTCGGGAGAAGGCCCATTTACAAAAGTAGCTTCTCCTTTTTTAAGTTCGTCTTCAAAAAAAGATTCGCCTGAGTCGTAAGTAGTTCCTGCTCTTAATGTTCTACCGTCTCCTTTGAATCCAATATCAAAAGGATCTATTTCTTTCTTTTCTTTTTTGTTTTCTTCGTCAGGCTTAGAAGTTTCTATATCAGCTCCAGACATATCTAAGTGCTGATACGTTGAAATACCTTCTGGTATGTTAGTTTCTCTTACGCCTATTGGAAACTGACCAGTACCAAAGATTACATCTACAAGCTGACCAAAGGCTGCAAGAACTTTTGTCTTTGTTACTTTAATAAATACTTTAGACTTTTCAGACTCACGAAACTTAACGTGCTTAGGATATAAGCCTCTAAAGTTGTGGTACGCTTTCAGCCACCTGTCTTCATCATGATCCCTAGCATTCTTAGCTAATTCAAAACGATCTTCAATTAAACCTACAAACCTATTCCTAACATCATTTTCTAACTCTAGCTTCATAGCAGTTTCGCCCTCTACTGGAGCGTAATATATCTGGTCGCTATTCTGCATTAATGTATTATTATTTTCCATTTAATATCCAAATGTTGTGTCTACAGGAGCGTAGCTCTGTTCTCGTTTAAGATCTCGCATCCTGTCTAAAGGATTACTCATACGAGGCCGAGACATTATTAAATATCTTAAAGCATCGTAAGCATGATCTGGCGCTTTTGTGTCTACGTCTTCTGGGTTTGATTTGTCCAGAGGAATACTTTGAAGTTCTCGTATCAGGTTCGGGCATGTATTAAATATTTGAATGCGTGGTCTACCGCTTTGAGTAATCTTCAAGTATTCATGGATTTGAATCTTTCCTTGAATACGGTTCTTATCAGCCCTTCGTAGCTTATGACCTGCACGAACAAGTGTCTCTCCTACTGTTGGGCCTGTTGTTCCTGTCCTGTTCCAGCAAGCTGTGTCAAGCACACCTGAGACTGAAAAAGGATCTTCTAGTTCCATGTTTGTTATTAAACTTGCTAAGTCTGTACCTAGTAAATTCTTTTGATACAGCTCACGATAAATAACTAATGTACCGTCACTTGGGTCTACTGCTCCCCATACACAAGCTGATTCAGACGCATAACCGTAGTCAATGCCTTTTACACGCTCCCAGTTAATTGGAATGTCAAAAGGAGTAACTACGTGTAAGTTCCTATCAAACTCTGTAAAGGCTGCTCCTTCTGCAACGTCCCAGTTACCTTCTAGTAACTGCTGGCGCTGAGTTGGCGGCAGTGCTTTCAGCATCTGCTCGTAGCGTCCATCTTTAGCTAGATAAGGATTATCATCTAATCTTGCTGGGATGAACTTGCGTGTAAGGCCGTCAGAGCCTCTGTAAGCTTCGTTAGGCGGAGATGAGTCTATGTACCTCTTCTTCACCCAATGCGCTCCAGTACCTCCTGGATTTGCTGTGCAGCGCATATAAGGAACTATCTCAGGGTCAGTTGTTCGTAAACGTGACGCTAAGTAGTTCCATGAAAATTCTGTTGGCAGGTGCGTGATCTCATCAAAGCCAATCCAGCTATAGGCTTGGCCTTGGTAGCGGTATACATCTGCATCTCGTTCCAAGAAGCCGAACTCTACTTTTGCTCCGCTTGGGAAGTTCCAAAGCTTTTCGACTTCTTTGTACTTTGCACCTTTGAAGGCTTTAGGGTACAGCTCTCTGCTTTTGTCTATAAGCTCTCGGAGTTCTGGCATAGACCTCCTAAGTATCAATGCCCTATGCGCTGACCTATGTGCGTACCTCAACGGATCTACTAGCATCGCATAGGACTTACCGCCACCTGCTGCTCCACCAAACAATACGTCTGTTTCGCTTGAAGCTAAGAACTCTTCTTGTGGCCCTTCATTAGCCTTGAAGATTACATTCTCGTTAGCTTCTGATCTTATTGACTTTGGCAGAGCCTCTAGCTCTTCTGAGCTAAGTACGCCTTCTTCTTTTAAAGCCTTGTTAGTAGTTTCAATTGATTTCTTATGTCTACTTATTTTATCTTGAGCCTGCTTTATTTTTTTCTGCTTATCTCGAACTGTACGTTTTGCAGCCTGCTTTGCTTTAGTTTCAGAATGAAAGTTATAGCCTCTTCCTTTAGACCCTTTTGCTCTACCTGACTTCTTTCTTGGAGTCCCATCCACTTTCAGGATAAAATTACCGTCTGAGTCTGTAGCATACTTCTCTGGATTAAGTTCCCAATCTGGCTTATCCAAAGTTTCGCTTCTCCACTATCTTCTTTAAACCTTGATGACTTAAACTTCTGCCAGTTAAATGCGAAATATATAAACTTCCTTCACGCAATGACAAGCTTTTGTCTTGAATCAAAGGAACTACTTCGTTTAAAGCCTCCAATTCTTTTTCTACAGGCTCTAAAGTCGCAGTATCTTCATCGTTTAGTTTGTAACCAAACGGAATAGTGCTACTCGATCTCCTCATAGTCTCCCTCTATTACTGTTTCTTTTTTTGTGGGGAGTATAAACAAGCCGCCTGTACTATTTACATTTACATCAAGCGTTTCTTTCTTGCCCAAGCCTACACGGTCTAGGATCGTTTGAGCTGCCTGTATTCTTACATTCGCTTGAGGCACAGGAGCGTTACTATCCATAATATCTACTAGCTTCATGGCTGCTTTTGGTGCAGATTGAGCCAATATTCCTGTAGCAAGCTCCAATATCTCCGATCTTAATGCCTTAACCACAGCAGGATAGCTGGATTCCGAATAACCAGCTAACTCTGCTGCTCTTTTCGGATCACCTCCTACGGTTGGTAAGTGTTTAAGGAACAATTCTTGTTTTTCTGTTAGATCTTTATTATTCATATTACTTATTATATAGCTAGTTTACAGTTTTGTCAAGTCTTTATTCCTAAAAGTTATATACTTACACTTGACAAACCCTTAAATAATCATTATAATAGATATTAACGTCCCCACCGTTATATAGTTATAGCACTCACCACACCCTACCTCACTTCCCCCTCCCCTTTGAAGCTCTTTAAAGCTGCGGCACAAACTGGTTGACACCTCTTTTCACCGAAAATGTATAAGATTGAGTATATATAGGGGGGAGGGGGTATGGCCACCTGCCTACCCTCAAGCTCACACGCACGTTAAAGACTTTAAAAGTCTTGACGGACACCTCTGCATAGCCTGTAAAGACTTTAAAAGTCTTCAAAGGGCTTCAAAGCCTTTAAAGAGCGTAGCTCTAGTTTACAAATTGTGGAGCTTTAGAGACTTTTAAGATTCTTTAGAATCTTCTCGGAAGTCTTCAAAGATTTCAATGGCTTGTAGCATTAACTAAGCAGAGCTTAGAAGTCTGGTTAAGTTTATGAAGCTGGTTAAAAAATCACCTTACTTTAAAACTTTAATAACTGTTTTAAAGTAAGGTGAAGGTGGTTTATTAAATTACGATTCTAAAAAATACTTTTGAACTAAAGTGAAAAAGGTATTTTTTAGAATCTTTAAGTAATTTAATAAACCAACTAGAGGAAAATCGCCATGACAAACTTCGCTGAAATCGACTCGAATCGAATCGCCACTTCAAAGCAAATCTGGGCAGTCGCAAATCGCTTTGCTTCGCTGTGTGCCGCAGAAAAATCTGAGCGCTACGGACTTACGAAAGTCTATAACGCCATCTTAAACTCTCAGCATGGCGAAGCCAAACTGACTCATGCCGACATTCAAAGCTATTTTGAATGTGAGACAGTGCCAAAATCTATTCAGTCACGCATTAAGTCTAAGACAGCACCGAAGCCGAAAGCTAAAAAGACTTCAAAGAAGTCTAAGCCTGAGCCTGAAGTGATAGATTATATCGAACGAACGGCTAAGCCAGTTGAACCTGTTAAGGTTCATGCCGAAAACTCTAACGTCAAAAAGATCAATGCCCGATTAGACGATATGGAAAATCGCTTTGAGACTTTAGTCTCTAAGGTTGGCGACATTGAAGCTGGCATCGGAATGATTTTAGAATCTATTCAATCTAAATAAATCTATACCGCCTCGGTCACGAAAGTGATCGGGGTTTTTTTTTAATTCTATTAACGCATCTACGGGATATAGACTATGAGCAATCCAACAAAACAATCAGCATATCTAACAGACTATATGTTCTCTATTGCAGAGACTCAGCAGGAAGATGGGACTATATCTAATCCTTTAGATATATTGATAGCGGTAGAAGATGAATTTGAAATGACTGAATGGGACTTTGATTAATAAATAAATATCTGTTAAAATACTTTTAAAATACATAAGAGCCTAAAGCGATTATGTATTTTAAAAGTTATTTTATTTCCAAGTGTCGGGAGGCAATCCAAAAATGTATCAAACTCATGCAATCCAATGTCAAGAATATGCTATGGCATCCGCTAATAATCTAATGGATGTTGCGATGCTGGTTAGTGTTAGCATCCAACAAAACTGGTTAAGTTGTGGTGACCAGTTAAAAGATGTCAAGGAAAATGGTATTAATTCTAAGTATTTGTGGGGTGTTAAGTCAAAGACTTATAAGTATTTAGATTCTAATAAGCATAAGTTATATGCTCAGGTCAAAGCTATAGCGAATAGCCATAAGTCAAATGATGATAAGGCATATAGTTTAATGCAAGTCTTTTTGCGAGTCGATGGATTAGGTTTACCTAAAGCTGGATTCTTATGTCAATTGACTATGGGTTTGGTTGGCTGTATGGATGTTCACAATATCAGAATGTATAAACTAGATCCTAAAGTATTCGTACTGGCTAAGAATCCTAAGACTATCAAGGGCTTACAAGCCAACGAGACTAAGCTTAGAAACTATATAGCGATCTGCCATGATTATGGTACTGAATCCCTATGGGATGAGTGGTGCGATAATCTAGCAACGAAGTCACCAAAATGGCGTGATGGTAATCATGTCTCTGAAGTACACATAAACTATCTACTGGGAGTATAGACTATGACTAAAGAAATTAAATTTAATGGCGATGTGCTTAATGATTATATTGCAGTAGGCGATACACTAAATGGCAAGACTGTTACTGAAATTTGGTGTACTAGCATTGGTACTGCTATGTTCTGCTTAGATAATAATCACAATAGGTATCTTAATTATGACGAATTACTTGATGCAATATGCGAAGCTGATCCGTCTTATGATGCTGACTATGGTGAATTATATAAAACTGTAACGTCTGGGAGATAGACTATGAAAACATATATCCATGTAAATCAACACGTTATAAAGTCTAACCTGAAGCATGGCGAAAACAAGCCAGCTATAACAGTAAAGACTAGCAAGTCTAATGTGTACTGCCATAAGGCTATAGTCAAGGGCGAGGTCGAGGTGATACAGTCAACGACCGACAAGCCATTGTTATCGTGCGGTGCTAGAATAGTTATGGTGACTCACGATGAGGTCGAGACAGTTACTTATTAATTATCTAAATGACTTATAAGCCTTTTAAAACACATTCACTTGTGAATGTTTTAAAAGGGCTTATTAAGTCACAAACGTCAGCTTGGAGGGGTTGACAACGATTGCCGAATCCTTTACAATACTCTTTCACACTTATAAACTATTGGAGAAATATTATGAAAAATTTATTCTTATCTGTGTTCAATGTAACTGTATCAGCTTTAGTATACTTAGTCTTTGGTAAAGTTAATAAGCGTGGTAAGTTCTTTGGTCGTTCTTATATTCTAAGAAAGCGTAAAGCTTTACAGCGTAGTCCATCATATCGAAAAGGCGAGTGCTTTAGAAGTATGCACTGTGGCTTGTGGGCTTTTAGCTTAGAGCATAAGCAAGGTCGAGGTGTATACTTTAACGGCATCAAAGATCACGAAGGTAAAGAAACAATTCTATAGTAGTATTCTATCAGCGAGTCAACGGTTGCTTTCTGATAGTCTTATAGACCGCTAGAGGTTTGTGTCCCAAGTTACGCTCTATATGGCACGATGGCAGTTTTTACTCTTTAAACCAAAAACTGCCGACATTAATTTAACCCTTAGCAAATAGGAATAAAACTATGAACAATGTATTTAATATGTACCGCAACAAATCAGCAATGGATAACATAAGACTTAATGGCTATGGCGAAGCAGGCTTTGGAATCTTCGAGGGTGCTTTGACTTACGATACTCCATACGGTGAAAAGACTTGCAGTAAGCGTATTGTTTATCGTGATGACGATGGTTCAGAGCTTGGTGTTCATGGCAAACGCTATGTGCCAGTAGCTCCTAGAGATATGATCGAGTCTGCCCGTAAGATTATAGAGCGATCTGATCTTAATCTTGAAGGCATCACTGAAGACATTCAGATGTCTCACAATGGCGGTAGAACTTATGTAAGATATACTATGCCGCATCATACTTACCCTACTCCAGACGGTGACACAGCAACGCTAGAGCTATTAGCTACTACGTCACTTGATAGTACTTGGCCGTTCATGATTAGTGTTGGGGCGCACCAAGCGGCTTGCTTGAATACTCAAGTCTTTACTTCTGGTACTGTTGCAGTGTATAAATCTAAGCACATGAAAGGTTTAGATATTGAGCATGGCTCGAACGTAATAGTCAAATGCCTTGATGCTTTCGAGAACGAAAGAGAACAGTGGAGTACTTGGATGAAGACAGAAATGTCTGAGGCTGATGCGTTTAAGTTCTTTGCCAGAACAGTCAATGCTACATCTGCTTTAGATAAAATGAAAGAAGATGCGTATAAATATGCCTCACCATTTGCAATCATGCTTGATTCAAGAACAAATAATAATCTTACTTACATCTGGGATAGATTTATAGAGCATTATGTCCCTGCTTTCGGATCGAATCAATGGGCAGTCTACAATGCTCTTACTGATTGGTCTAGTCATGCACCATCATCTAAGAATGCTAACCCTGCTAATCTTGCGGCTCGATTGCATAAGCGCAGAGAGACTGTAAGAACTGCTATAGATACTTGGAGTATTGCCGCATGACATTTAAATTATTCAATAGATCATTAGCGTTTAACTTTCGGAACGGCTGTGGAATTGATTTAGAATTCCACGAAGGTAAAGCTGTTTGGATTAGTCAATCGCTTGATGATGACATCGAAGCTGGTGTATTCGTGGGGGCAATAGTCTTGCTCCCTTTCTTTTCAATCACGTTTGGTAAATGCTACACACAAGGCGAGGAGTTTTAAATGGAAAGTGCTTTATCTATACCTGCCGCAGAGAAATTCTTTGACGGCTTTGAGTCTGCTGATGTTAAGATAACAGATTGGGACTACCCCAAAGCAACTATTCAAGCTGTGATACAGACTTACCGCAGTGATTTCTTTCAAGACTTTACACTGAGCGATGCTTTCAAAGTAAAGTCTATGCACAATTTGTTTGTGTCTAATTCCAACCCAAATATCTGGGAGCTTGAAATAGTATTTACTAAGAAGTTCGCAACTGAAGTTGTGCCGTTGATGGATGATCAATACATAGGAGATAGTTACGCATGAATCAAATGACACGTAATGAAGTAATGGACTTTATCAAAGATCAGTTAGCTGACATAGACGAATGGAAAACATTCGAGCTGAGCGGTGATCTGTTTGATGTAAACATATACTACAACCAGCACACTGAAGAGCTTGGGTTAGATATATACGCCACCAAAACAGATGACGATGGTAATGTTATAACTATAACAGACCCGAACGATCCAGAGTTTATATCTATAAGAGTAGACGGGAGATAGATTATGAGTAACGAAAAAGTATATGGCGTAGGTGTTTGGCGACTAACATATTATAAAATAGACCCTGAAACTGGTGATGAATTGTGTGACGAGAAAGGTGATGTCATTGAGTTCATCATGCCAGATGAGGATTGTTCACACGTTACAGCTTGGTTAGACCCTGATGATTTAGTGGAGCTTTAATAATGTTACAGTATTATATGGATGGCAGTGACATCACTACTTACGAAGATGTAAAAGAAAAGTACTGGTCTGTAAAGGTTAAGCCTGAGGACATCAAGATTATAGACGGTGACGCTACAGCACAGCAGATAGCAGACGACATAAACTTTTGGTTCGCTCAGTGCGAGGGCAAGACAGTCGGGTGGAGGAAATAGATGAATTTTTTTGAAGACCCTAAGATAGAACAGAAAGCACCTTATATATTCACTACGCCCTTTTTAACTAAAGAGTTTAGCGAATTCATTTTAAACAAATGCAATGAGTTAAATACTTGGGGATCTGAAGCAGACGATGAGGATTACTTTACCCAAGACATATACTTTAAAGAAGAGCTACCAGATTTTTTTGACACCATTCAGATGGGCTTAAAAGCTTTAGTGTTTCCGCAACTGCAAGAACTAATGTATACAGATATACCTGACCCACATCAGATCTTTGCTATAAAGTATGCGGCAGGGCTTCAAACATTCTTGCCGCTTCATCGGGATGAAAGTTATGTAAGTGGTAGTATAAAACTAAACAACGACTACGAGGGAGGAGAGTTGATGTTTCCCGAAGAAGTCTTTTCAAATAAAGACATGGGTGTAGGCGAGCTTGTTATGTGGCCAGCCAGTATAACTCATCCGCACTTTTGCAATAAGCTTACAAGCGGTGAGAAATATTCTATAACTATATGGACTGACTATCCAACGATAGATAAGTCTCCAATTAAACTGGGCGACAGGAGGAAAAGATAGTGGCTGAACTATTGGGCTTAGGATTTTTAATGGTTCTTCTATATGGACTTAGCTGTGCTTTAATATTATTAAGTAACTTATTAGATGATATAGATGACGATGAGTAAACGAACACGCCAGCTAGTAACTGGCTAGTCGGGGCTTGGTCACTCGATGAGGAGGTGGTTTACTACCACAAGCAAACGACCAAGAGTAAACTTTAAATCCGTAGTGGAGACTGCGTGAGCTGTGACGGGTGAGGAAATTTATAGAAGCTACGCCAGCATCTCCATCCACTTTAATTAGGAGATAGATATGAAAGGTGACTTAACTTTTTTAGATGAACTAGATAGTTTGCTGAGCAAATATCATGGCGAGAACTGGCAGTGGAAGTTTGAAAAGCTTGACGGTGGCTTTGAAATAATCTTAATGGTTGACGAGGAAGATGAAGATGATCTTAATTAAATGGGGTACATCCCAAAGTGATGGGACTGAAAAAGATTGGGAGATGTTGTTTGGTAATGCTGAACACGCTCGTCTCTTTCATGGCGACTTACTTGATAGAGAAAATACAATTTATATTAGCTTGGAGAAAGTAGAAGATGAGTAAAGGTAGCCGACAACGGCCAACAAATAAGTTGACGTTTGATTCTAACTATGATAGAATCTTTAGCGTAAGAAAGAAAACGCCAGACCATGCAAAGACTTCAGTCCATGTGGATAAAAAGAAAGAGCAGAAGAAGCGAGGCTATGATGATTAAAAGAGCTTGGCGACTATGGGCTTTGAGCCTTGGGCAGAAGTCTGGCAAGGATAATAAAGAAGCCGACATAGTTGCTGGCATCAGGACAGTGTGGGTTCTTTTTAATTTAATCACCTGCTGTTTTATTATGGCATCAGGTATGGTAAACTTAGGTTGGATAGGTTAGGAGGTACAATGATAGAGACAGGATTGGAACATTCAATAGGTAACATTGTCGAGTGGCACTACGCTCGCAATTTAATCACAGGCTCAGACGATAAACAACAAGTATTAAAATTAATACAGGAGGTAGGCGAACTATCAGATAGTATTTGTAAAGGCAGGACACCTATAGATGATATAGGCGACATCATTGTAGTGTTAGTCAACATAGCAGAGCGCAATAATATTTCTATTAAAGACTGCGTTGATCACGCTTACAATGATATTAAGCACCGCAAAGGTACAATGGTTGACGGAATCTTTATAAAGTCTGAAGATGATTACGACCATGATTCAATCGGGAACAGGTAAAAAAATAGTTGACACTTTATTTCTGGCTGTGTTATAATAGCCGCTTCATTAAACATAAACTAACGAGGAAAATAGTATGGCAATTTTAGAAGGTACTGCATATTGGGCAAGCATCACTAACCCGAACACCACGTTCGAGCCTGTGTATACAGTTAATCTAGTAGTCTCTGACGAAACAGCAGAAGACTTTAGAGAGCGTGGCTTCACCATCAAGGAGATGGATGAGGGTAAAGCTATTGTAATTAAACGTAAAGTCAATGGGCCAAATGGCATGATTCGCCCTGCTCCAAAGCTTGTTGATAAGTTTAAGCAACCGATAGACTGCAAGGTAGGTAACGGCTCTGAGGTTAAAGTTCAGTACAAAGAGTGGGAGTCTAACTGGAAAGGCAAAACTTTTAAAGGCTTAGACCTGCAAGCTATGCAGGTAATTAGTTTAGTTGAGATCGGTAGCCCAGACGGTGCTGAATTTGATTCATTTGATGACGATGATATGGAAGGAGAATTTTAATGGTAGACAACACAGTAACAATCGACAGTAAAGTTTATGATCTTGATAAGCTTTCTGACGAAGCAACACTGGCTTGTTCCTTGCTCCAAGAAGTACAAGGAGAAATCGTACAGGTGTCTAGGAAACTAGACATCTTACGAGCAAGCTCGATAGCTCTTACAAATAAAGTAAAAGAGTTAGTGTCCGAAGAAGCTCTTGTGGAAACAGAAGAGGAAACAGAAACTTAATGCAAGGAAAATCCCTATGGCCTTTGTTAAACATAATCAACCCTGCCACTCATGTGGCGGGAGCGATCCAGTATCTATAAACGATGATGGGTCTGCATACTGCTTTAGTTGCAACACATTTTTTAAAGACTACAGTACATCGGACGTACAACAAACTCAAGAGGATAATACCATCGACTTTACAGTTCATCAAGGTGCAAGCAAAGAGGGCTTCGTACATAGAAACTTCAACGAGCTTACAGACAGAGGTATTAGTTTAGCAACTGCCAAGAAGTATGGCGTAACCAGTAAGGAAAGTTTTGGTAAGATCATTGACCACTCTTATCCTTACTTCATCAACAACGAAGAAGTTGCTTGTAAGATTAGAAAGCAAGACAAATCTTTTGCATGGACTTCTTCGCCCAAAGGTGTTGGTCTTTTCGGAGAGCAACTGTTCAAGGCTGGCGGTAAATACATTACACTTGTGGAGGGTGAGTGCGATGCAATGGCCGCCTATGAATTACTAGGTAGCAAATGGCCTGTCGTATCTATAAGATCAGGTGCGGCAGGTGCTGTACGAGATGTTAAGGATAGCTTAGAATTTCTTGAATCATTCGAGAATGTTATCATAGCTTTTGACAATGACAAGCACGGTCGTGAAGCTGCAAAGAAAGTAGCACGAGTCCTTAGTCCTGCAAAGGCTAGGATCTTTTCTTTACCTGCTGAGATAAAAGACTCTAACGATATGCTACGGCAGAATCGTAGGCAAGAGTTTGTTCAACTCTGGTGGTCTGCTAAGATGTATACGCCATCAGGTGTCATGAACATCACTGAGCAGAAAGAAAAGTTCAACAATCGAGAACGCAAAACATCTATTCCATTTCCGTGGCACGGCTTAAACAGTAAGCTTGAAGGGCTAAGGGCAGGCGAATTGGTTACGCTGTGTGGCGGAACTGGTTTAGGTAAGTCAAGTGTTACTCGTGAGCTAGAGCATTGGTTGATACAAAACACAGAAGATAACGTAGGTATTGTAGCTTTGGAAGAAGATTGGCGTAGGACAGTAGATGGTATACTGTCTATCGAAGCCAGCGCAAAGCTACACATCGACAGTGTTCGTGACAAGTACAGCGCAGAAGAGCTAGATACTATGTTCAACAATGTATTTGCCAACAGCAATGCTGACAGAGTTTGGATTCATTCGCACTTCGGTGTCAACGACATCGACAGTATCTTCAGCAAGTTGCGCTTTATGATTGTTGGTTGCGGCTGTAAATGGATTGTAGTAGATCATTTGCATATGCTTGTATCAGCAAACACAGAAGGCGATGAGCGTAGGAACATTGACTCTATCATGACAAGACTACGATCCCTTGTAGAAGAGACAGGTGCAGGCATGATTCTTGTCTCCCATCTTAGACGCATTGACGGTAATCGTGGTCACGAGAATGGTATCGAGACAGGTTTATCACATCTACGTGGATCACAAAGTATCGCACAGTTGTCTGATTGCGTTATATCTTTAGAGCGCAACCAGCAAGCTGACGATGAGATCGAAGCATCTACCACACGAGTAAGAGTCTTAAAGTCTAGGTACACTGGAGACGTTGGAGTAGCTACACACTTGCTATTCGACAACGAGTCTGGTAGACTTAGAGAAGTAGACGACTACGACCCTAACCAATTCAATGCCGAGGAAGAGCTATGAATTTACTATTCGACATAGAGGCTAATGGCCTTGACCCGACACAAATATTCTGCATTGTAGCAATAGATGTAGATACTAAAGATGTTTATAGCTTTGGCTGTCCTGAAGTTGAGGAAGGCTATAAGCTTCTCCAATCAGCAGACAAACTTATAGGCCACAATATTATTGGCTATGACATTCCTGCTGTAAAGAAAGTAGCTGGCATTGACTTGTCAGATAAAAAGATTGTAGATACGTTAGTACTATCACGCTTGTTCAAGCCTACTCGTGAGGGTGGTCATGGCCTTGAGTCTTGGGGCTATCGACTTGGCTTCAAGAAAGGAGACTACGGTCAAAGCGAAGGTGCTTGGGATGCTTACAATCCTGAGATGCTAGAGTACTGCCGTAATGATGTACTCCTTAATCTTAAAGTTTACAATGCTCTCAAGTTTGAATCTAAAGGCTTTACTGCTCAGTCAGTTCGGCTAGAGCATGACGTTGCTAAGATTGTAAATGATCAACGAGAGAATGGTTTTGTTGTTGACCAGCAGTTAGCTATGACTCTTATCGCACAGTTCGAGGAGAAGCTTGCGGAGATTGTAGCGGAAGTACAACAAGTGTTTAAACCTAAAGTAACAGTTCAATTATTATCTGCTCAGCGCACTAAGTCTAACATGCTGTCAAAACTGGCAAAAGATCAGGACGGTAAAGGAGTGAGACTTACTGACGCTGAGTGGTTTCAATTGTCGTTAGCGCCATCAAAGCCTATCGAACGTGAGACTGTAGTGGAGTTTAATCTTGGATCTCGTAAACAAATAGGCGAGTACCTGATTGAGTTTGGTTGGAAGCCTAAGAAGCATACTGCTACTGGTCAGCCGATAGTTGATGAGGGTACACTAAGCAAGATCAAAGATATACCAGAAGCTCAGCTTATCGCTGAGTATCTAATGGTACAGAAACGCTTGGCTCAAGTCAATAGCTGGATGAAAGAGATGACAGATGAGGGTAGAGTTCATGGGTACGTTAATCCTAACGGTGCTGTAACAGGCCGCATGACTCACTCTCATCCCAACATGGCACAGATACCTAGCTCTCACTCGCCTTATGGCAAGGAGTGTCGTAGTTGTTGGACTGTTCCAGACAAACATAAATTAGTAGGTATAGATGCAAGCGGTTTAGAATTACGGATGCTTGCACATTACATGAACGATGAGGAGTATACAAATGAAATCCTTAACGGAGACATACACACCTTTAATCAAAAACTTGGTGGGCTTGAATCAAGAAATCAGGCAAAGACTTTCATCTATGCCCTCCTATACGGAGCTGGAGATGCAAAGCTTGGACAGGTGGTTGGCAGAGGTAGAGAGCATGGCAAAGGACTTAGAAAATCATTCTTTGATAATCTACCATCATTTAAGTCTCTTACGTCACGAGTACAACGCCAAGCAAAAGGAGGATATGTCAAAGGGCTTGACGGACGTAAGCTAACTGTAAGATCAGAACATGCCGCATTGAATACATTATTGCAGGGTGCTGGTGCTATAGTAATGAAGCAAGCGTTAGTGTTTCTTGCAGATGATCTTAAAAGAAATAAACTACGAGCTAAGTTTGTAGCCAACGTACATGATGAGTGGCAGATTGAATGCCATCAGGATGATGCCGATGCTGTAGGTAAAGCAGGTGTCAGAGCAATCATGGAAGCTGGAGAATCCTTAGCATTAAAATGTCCTCTTGATGGCGAGTATCAGGTAGGAGCTAACTGGTCGGAGACACACTAATGAAACAACAAGCATTAGATATGATGTTACACGAACACTCCGATCTCGGTTGCGAGGACGGAAAGACTTGCAGTAAATGTAAAAAGTTTTTACCGCTTGACGCTTTTAATTTTGCGTCTGGTGGTAATTATCTTAGAGCTGAATGCCGTAGTTGCAATAACGAAATGCAGAAGGTGCGTAAAGCTTTACGAGAAGAACATGGTATGCCACCCGAAGGCTATCACTGTCCCATTTGTAACAAGAACGCAGAAGAAGTTAAGGGTACAGGCAATACAAGGAACGGATCATGGGTACTTGATCATTGCCATGAGACAGGAAAGTTTAGAGGGTGGCTATGTCATAAATGCAACAGAGCATTAGGCGGCTTTGATGATGCGACACAAACTCTTTGGCGAGCTATTAAATACTTAAAGGAGTTAAAGTAATGTATCTTAAAGATAATTTTTTAGACAAAGACTCTCAACTTTTAAAAGACTTGAGGCATAAAGAGCTTTGGTTAGATTTAGATGAAGAAAAAACTTATCTCTCAGAATGGTGGGATGGCACAGGCGAGCTTGACAATATTTGGAAAAGACTTATCCACAATATCTGGGGGCATTTAGATCCTGAAAGTTACGGTTGCTTTGAGTATTGGGGAAATATATTAAGCCCTGTTGAGACACTTAACTGGCATCAAGATAAAAATGAATTAGAGTTTGTTTCAACAGGAAAAACTGTGTGTGCAAACACAAGCACTGTGTTCTATGGCTACCCGCATAAACTTACTGGCGGCTATCTTGAAATAAATCAACAAGGAAAACAGGATAATTTAATTACAGAAAGAATAGAACCAGTGTATAATAGACTTGTTGTGTTTGACCCATCAAGATGGCATAGAGTAATGCCAATACACAACGGAAAAAGATATGGGTTTCAAGTAAACATTTGGAACACTCCACCGCTAGAAGCCTTAAACTTAATGGACGGAACAAAGTATGCGTGATCTAACTAAAGTAGTACCAGACATATATTCACATCTTCAAAGTCTTTCAGACGGTGTGGCTTTACCACTAACAGAAAAAGATATTGACTTAACTGTTGAAGGAATTCGTGAAGCTCTTCTTAGTTGGGCTAAGCCAGAAGAGCGCAACAAAGACTTCACTATTCGGATGTCTAATGTTGGCAAACCAGCACGACAGCTTTGGTTTGAGAAAAGAGACGAAAGCGTTAAGCGTGACATTGATGCTCCAACACAACTAAAGTTTTTGTACGGCCATCTACTGGAAGAAATAGTTCTTATGCTTGTTCGCATGTCTGGCCATACAGTAACTGACGAACAGAAAGAAGTAGACATCAAGGGCATCAAAGGCCACATGGACTGTAAGATAAACGGTGAGGTGGTAGATGTCAAGACAGCCTCAAGGTTTGCATTCAATAAGTTCCAGAACAACGGCTTAGCAAACGATGATCCCTTTGGTTATCTTGGTCAGCTCTCGGCTTACGAAGCGGCTGAAGGCACAAGCAACGGTGGCTTTCTTGTAATGAACAAAGAAAGTGGTGAGCTGTGTATGCACTTGCCTGATAAAGAAAACAAAATGAATATCCCTGATAAAATAGATACTCTTATTCCTGCATTAGAGCTAGACACTGCTCCAGACTTATGCTATGATACTATTGCTGACGGTATAAAAGGCAACATGAAACTCCCTAAAGGTTGTTCGTGGTGCAAGTACAAATACGAATGCCATAAGGATGCTAACGATGGCCAAGGACTTAGAACCTTTAAGTATTCTAAAGGTCTAGTATACTTAACAAAGGTAGTTGCAGAACCTAAAGTAGAGGAGCTACTATGAACGGTAAAAAATCTAAACAACTTAGAGCGCAAGCTAATATTATATTAGTTGATTGGCTCAAAAGTTTGGTCAATGAACAAGAGGCTAGTAAAATAACAAAAGAAAATTGCCTTGAGATGTTGCCTGACCAAACTTATCTTTATATAAATGACGCATTTAAATTACAGCCTTACAGTTTGCGTTGGACTTTTAAAAAAATAAAAGCTTTCCACAGAAAGTTTCCCAACATTAAAATAGAAGATATTGACTATAGGAAAATACAATGGATCTTGTAGACAAAGCTCAACTAGATTATAATAACTACGAAGACTTAGAAACTATGATGATTGCAGTCGGCTTGTGGTTACTTGGCGATAGAGATAGGAAGTTTGAAGACTTAGACGATACGTTTGCGGCTTCTTTATCTATTAGAATAGAAACTAAACTAGCCGAAAGGTATGGAGAAGTTCATTGAAAGTAAGAAAAGGATTTAGAAAAATAAGAGCTAAACGGCCTGTTGAAAAGAACGTACCAAAAGGTTATGATTCTAATTGGGAATGTCTTCTTCACAATACAATACTTGAAGATTGGGATTTCCATACTGACACAGTTTCCTATGTTGTAGAACACAAATACGAACCCGACTTCTTACGAGAGATTGACGGTAAGAAAATTTTGCTTGAAGCTAAAGGAAGATTCTGGGACTATGCAGAATACAGTAAATACATTTGGGTAGCTAAAGTATTGCCACCTGACACTGAGCTTGTGTTCTTGTTTGCAAACCCCAACGCACCAATGCCAGCCGCAAAGCGGAGAAAAGATGGGACTAAAAGATCGCATGGCGAATGGGCTACAGCAAATGATTTTAAATGGTTCAGTGAAGATTCTATTCCTGATTCTTGGATTAACCCACTAAAGAGAGAGACTTTTGACGATGAAACTTAACGCTTACGATGGAGATAATATGTCAAGTATAGACGATGCTAGTCCTGCTGATTGGGACAGAGCATCTAAAGCAATTAGAGATGCCGTTGATCATCCTCCACATTACAATGCTGGAGAAATAGAAACCATCGACTACATTATAGATGTGCTTGGCAGACAGGGAGCTATTGACTACTGTCATGGTAACATTCTTAAATACACAGGCAGTAGACTTTTTGAAAAGCACAAGCCAGTTGAGGATGCTCGAAAAGCTATCTGGTATTTGAATAAACTTATAGAACTAAACGAGAAGGGATATGGATAGGAAAGATGAAAGACGAGATAGGTTTGATAGGAAAAAGAAATACAACAAAGTTCAGACATCTACCAAACTTAAAAGTGTTAGACGCAAAGAAAACAAAAACATTAAATCACAAATAGAAAAGGAAATATTAGAATGATGGATAGTTATCAGCAGTACATACACAAATCACGTTATGCTCGCTGGCGTGAAGAAGATAATAGGCGAGAGACTTGGGAAGAAACAGTGCAAAGATATGTAGACTTTTGGCAAGACAGGGATCAAATAGATCAAAAAACAGCAGACTTGTTGTATCATGCTATCTATAACTTAGAAGTAATGCCTTCAATGCGTTGCCTCATGACAGCAGGCGAAGCCCTTGACCGAGACAACATGGCAGGATTCAATTGTTCTTATGTAGCAGTAGATCACATCAGAGTTTTTGATGAGATATTATATGTTCTTATGTGCGGCACAGGAGTAGGCTTCTCTGTCGAACGTCAATCAGTAAATAAATTGCCAGAAGTGGCGGAGGAATTTCATGAAACAGATACTACAGTCGTTGTGCAAGACTCTAAAATTGGTTGGGCTAAAGCTTTCCGTGAGCTGGTTAGCCTTTTGTATTCGGGTCAAATACCTACTTGGGATGTTAGCCGCCTCCGTAAAAAAGGCGACAGGCTACGAACTTTCGGAGGGCGGAGCAGTGGCCCTGATCCTCTCGTTGCTTTGTTTCATTTCACTGTCAATACTTTTAGGAATGCTGCTGGTCGGAAGCTCACAAGCTTAGAGTGCCATGACATTGTATGCAAAATTGCAGAGATTGTGGTGGTGGGTGGTGTCCGCAGGAGTGCGCTTATTAGTTTGTCTAACCTTAGCGATGATCGGATGCGTCATGCT